TGTATACCGATAGGGTTAAGTACAAAAAGAAGATGTTGACTGAACAGAAAAAAGGAAGAAACGCCGATCCAAATAAGTTAGCACAATATTACAATTATCAACAAAATCTAAAGATTGCACTTAATTCTGCATACGGTGCAATGGGCAATCAATGGTTTCGTTATTATGATGAACGAAATGCTGAAGCTGTTTCTGTTGCTGGTCAATTGTCTGTTCAATGGGCAGAAAATGCGGTGAATAATTACTTAAACACTACATTATCTACTGTGAATAAGGATTATATTGTTGCTATGGATACTGATTCTTTATATGTCTGTCTTGATGATCTTGTTACTAAAGTTGGTCTTACTGATACAGATAAAATCATCAAATTTTTAGATAAGGTTTGTGGAAGAATCGAAGGAGTCATTGAAAAGGCGTATAAAGAATTAGCTGAGTATGTAAATGCCTATCAACAAAAGATGGTCATGAAACGTGAAGTAATTGCTGATACAGGTATCTGGACAGCAAAGAAACATTATATTCTGAACGTTCATGATTCTGAGGGTGTTCGATATGAAGAACCAAAACTAAAGATTGTAGGTATTGAAGCAATTAAGAGTTCTACGCCACAAGCATGTAGAGAATCATTGAAAGCAATTTTCAATATTATTATTTCAGGTACAGAGGATGATGTAATTAGTTACATTGAAGTATTCAAGAAAAAGTTTTTTGGATTAAATATGGAAAATGTAGCATTTCCACGATCTGTTAATGGACTTAAAAAGTATAAAGATCCGGCTTCAGTTTATAGGAAAGGTACTCCAATTCATGTTAAAGGTTCCTTAATTTATAATCACATGCTCAGATCCAAGAAACTAACAAAGAAATATCCCATTATACAAGAAGGGGAAAAGGTCAAATTTGTTTATCTCAAAGATCCAAATCCAGCAGGAGATAAAGTAATTTCTGTATTAGATAATTTACCAAAAGAGTTTGAATTGGAAAAATATATAGATTATGATACACAATTTGAAAAAGCATTTGTTGAGCCATTAAAAGGTGTATTGGATGTAATTGGCTGGGATACTGAACGCCGGTCAAGTCTTAATGATTTCTTTAGTTAATGGGGTAGTATGGCAGGAAGTATAATAGTAAGGTATGCAAAAAAGACATATAAACAACAAAAAGCAGAAGAACGAAATTCTGCGGTATTCAAAAATTTAACTCATTCTGTAGATATTATTCCAGAATCAATGTCCATTATGACTTTTAATACTCAAAAAGAAGCAGGTAAGTTCGCAGAGAGAATGAGAGATAAAGGATATCATATCATAGAAATAACAGATGATTATAGAGGAACGTAAATATAGAGCTTGGGTTATAGAAGAACTACAATCTCTATTAGATGATCACATCTTTAATAGGGATCGTATTGCTGAAACATATACTGACCGAGCAGACTTGAATAAAGAAATACAATTAATTAAAAATGAAATTATAAGAAGGGAAAAAAGTGAGTGATTATTTTGATAGTTTGTTAAAAGCTACTGGCAATGAATTTGGTTCAAAAGTTTCGGATGGAATCGAAGCGGGTGATGTATCTACATATGTAGATACGGGTAGTTATATTCTTAATGCATTAATTTCAGGAGATATTTATGGAGGAATCCCTTCTAATAAAATTACAGCTTTGGCAGGAGAAACTGCTACAGGAAAGACCTTTTTTGTCTTGGGCATTGTCAAACAGTTTCTTGCAGATAACCCTAGCGGTGGTGTTCTTTATTTTGAGTCTGAATCTGCTCTCACTAAGCAGATGATCGAAGACAGGGAAATTGATTCTGAACGGATGATAATTCTCCCTGTCACCACAATTCAAGAATTTACTCATCAAGCACTCAAGGTAGTAGAAAGTCATTCAGAAAGTCAAGAAGACCGCCCATTGATGATGTGTTTAGATTCTCTTGGTATGCTATCTACTACCAAAGAAGTAACAGATATTTCAGAGGGTAAAGAAACCAAAGACATGACACGGGCACAGTTGGTCAAGGGTGCATTTAGAGTCTTGACATTGAAACTAGGCAAAGCCGGAATTCCGTTACTAGTAACCAATCATACATACAAACAAGTCGGTACAATGTTCCCACAAGATGTGATGGGAGGCGGTAGTGGAATACAGTATGCAGCATCAACTATTGTATTTCTTTCTAAACGAAAAGAAAAAGATGGAACAGATGTTGTTGGAAATGTAATACATTGTAAAAATTATAAATCAAGATTAACCAAAGAAAATAAAAAGATAGATGTTCTTTTACGATATGATCAAGGATTGAATAGACATTACGGTTTATTAACTTTGGCTGAAGAAGCTGGTATTATCAAAAAAGTATCTACACGTTATGAAATGCCCGATGGTTCTAAAATGTTTGGAAAAGCAATTGCAGCAGAACCAGAAAAGTATTTTACTCCAGAAATTCTTGATAAACTAAATGAATATGCCAAGAAGGTTTTTCTCTATGGTGGATTTGATGAGGCAGAATGAGTTATACATTTTTTGAAACACCAGGAAAACCATATCAAGAATGTACAAATCCAAATGATCTAGAAGATAAATCATTATGTCTTATTGTTCAAGATGGTTCAAAATTCGATGGTGCTATAATTAGATATACAACATTCAAATTATTGGAACAAGAATTGACAGGTGATGATATAGCTTGTCAATATGAATATGAAATTGAAGTTCCACCGGAAGATGCAGATAAAATTTCGGATAAGGAAGGCATCAAATTTGAGAAAAAATTAGGTGAATGGGTAATAGAAATCTTACAAAAACAAATGGACAAACATGCAGCAAAGAGTAGAAGCACTGATACTGAAAAATCTAATACATAATGAAGAATATTCGAGAAAAGTTTTACCATTTCTCAGTAAAGAATATTTCATGGAACATACAGATAAATTGCTGTATGAACAAGTAAATACATTTATTAATAAATACAATAATTTACCTACCAAAGAAGCATTAATTATTGAATTAGATGATACGCCACTAAAGGAAGAAGAATTTGAAAACGTAACAGGATTATTAGACTATCTGGAAGGACAAAACGATGAGAAACCGGACATTCAATGGTTATTGGAGACAACAGAGAAATTCTGTCAAGACAAGGCAATCTATAACGCCGTTGTCAGTTCAATTAAAATATTGGATGAACCCGAAAAATCTAAGTCTGATAAAGGTGCTATACCTGAGTTGCTTACCGATGCTTTGTCTATTTCTTTTGATCCTCATGTCGGCCACGATTACCTTTTGGATTCTGATGATCGGTTTGATTTTTACCATAAAGTTGAAACGAAGATTCCTTTTGATCTTGAATACTTCAACAAAATAACAGGAGGTGGATTATCTTCTAAAACGTTGAATATTGCAATGGCCGGAACAGGTGTCGGTAAATCATTGTTTATGTGTCATTTTTCTTCTAATTGTATATCACAAGGACATAATGTTTTGTATATTACTTTGGAAATGGCAGAGGAACGAATTGCGGAAAGAATTGATGCAAATTTGTTGAATATTAGACTAGATGATTTGAAAAGTCTTCCAAAATCAATGTATGATAAGAAAATGGAAGATTTGAAGAATAAAATTAAAGGTAGATTGATTGTAAAAGAATATCCTACGGCAGCAGCTAGTACAAATCATTTTAGGGCATTATTGAATGAATTGAATCTCAAGAGAAATTTTAAACCAGATATTATTTTTGTTGATTACATTAATATATGTTCATCTTCAAGGATTAAACCTGGGCAGTATGTAAATTCGTACAGTTATATCAAGTCGATAGCAGAAGAACTTAGAGGTTTGGCAGTAGAATTTAAAGTACCAATCATGTCAGCAACACAAACAAATAGACAGGGATTTCAAAATACTGACGTAGGATTAGAAGATACAAGTGAAAGTTTTGGACTTCCAGCAACTGCTGACTTCATGTTTGCAATTATTAGTAATGATAAGTTGGAAGAAGTTAATCAAATATTGGTTAAACAGTTAAAGAATCGTTATGGTGATCCAACTATCAATAAGAAATTTTTGGTTGGAATAGACAGAGCAAAAATGAAACTTCTTGACTTAGGTGATAAATCTCAATCTGATTTGGTAGATACAGGCAAAGTAGAAAAAAAAGAAGATGATACTCCTGTGTTCGATGCATCTACAAAAAAGAACAAAAAAGATTTTGGGGAGTTTAAATTTGAATGATGATAAAGTTGTAAATCTGGAAGAATATAGGAAAGAAAAAAACAAAGGAACTCCTATCTCCACGCTCAAGGCTTTTCTGCCTGATGAGTACTACATTTTCCCTGAAATGGGGTTAATGATCCATGTCCTATTTATTACGGACAAAAGCATACACTATGATGAAGAAGCGGTCTACATAATGGAAGACCAATACGGCAACATCTTTGCTGATGTGGTTGATGAAGAAACTTGCGAAGGATGGCACGAACTTCACAAGGATGCGTTTATGAGTGCTGTAGGACAAAATATCCCACCAGATCCACCAGAACCGATAGTTGGGTGACTTAGTATTATAAATATATCAGTAAACTCCATTCTAATTAAGAGGAATT